AATTGAACTAACGTATTTTCCTTTTAAAGAATTAAACAAGAAACCAATGAAAATAAACAACATCAACATACAAACCACTTACCGCACTTACTTGTTAGATAACAACTACAAAGACATTCTTTGCTTCCCTCCGCTCAAAAAACTATCTTCCAACGATTGGGCAGAATATTACGGTAAAGAGTATGATACTGATAACCCACAGCTTGACACTATTTCATTTTCATTATCTTTTATTTCTAAAAGTAATCAATACGACCCTTTTATATCCTTTCTCACAGCACAGACTTATAACGATTTTCACTTCGAGGAGTTGGGTAAGTCTTTCCGATTTCGATTTATAGGGGTGAAAAAAGCTAAAGAAGAGCAAGGGTATATCTCATTCGAAGTTACTTTTGCTAATGATACCCCCTTACAAGGTTATACCTATATTGCCCCTAATGACACTTTACCTCCTTCAGGTTTTACAATTGACAACATAGACCTATCCAAGTATGGTATTTACTTATTGGAGGAGAATGAAAGCAACCTACTAAAGAGCTATGAGGTTAAAGAACACCTAACTACTACAAGCAATACCATTATGGGGGTACAATATGCTGAATATCCTAATGTGTTTAAGGAACGTACCCTTGAGCTTCTCTGCTACATCAAACAGCCTATCAATCGCTTTTGGAAATTATATGAAGCGCTATTATACAACCTTTCTCAAAGAGGAGAACGCCCCATTAATGCTTTGGGTAGTACCTTCAAGGCTATCTATCAAAAAGCAAGTGTAAAAGAGGTGCTACTCACAAGAGACACTTTGAGAGTGGAATTTACCCTTTACTTTGTGGTAGTATAAAAAATATACAAAGAAAATACAAAAAATAAACAAACTCATATAAGGAGTATGTCTCACGCATAGTGTATCTTTGTGCTTGGAATTTAAGCACTAATCGCTAATAACTATGCAACTTCATTTTAATAGCACCTATATAGATGTCCTCCCTACTGATGAGAGCTACCGATACCGCTCCATTATGGGAGAACACACCCTTACCTTATATTTTGCATTACCTTCTTATACAGATATACCTACTGGTGCATGGTGTGAATTTGCTAATGAGAGGTACACTCTCAATCAGCCCGCTAAAATCGTAAAACATAACACACGACACTTTGAATATACCCTTACCATGGATAGTGAGGGGGTAAATCTCAAGAATTACAAGTTTCGTAATCCAAACGATAAGACCCTTAAATTTCCCTTCACAGCCTCACCGCGCTATCATGTACAAATCCTTGTCGATTGTCTCAATATGATAGATAGCGGGTGGCAAGTAGGTAATTGTATAGAAGCCTCTGAGAAACTTGTATCTTACAACCATAATAACTGCCTCGAAGCATTGGAAATGATAACCAAGGCTTTTGAGACAGAATACGAGATTATAGGTAAAACTATTCATTTGCATAAGGTAGAGTATTTCAAGAACAATCCCCTACCCCTCCAATATGGCAAAGGCAAAGGCTTCAAAACCGGTGTAAGTCGCACTACTGAACAAAGCCGTATCACCCGCCTCTATGTACAAGGAGGCGACCGTAATATTGACCGCTCTAAGTATGGCAACAAGGAATTATTGCTACCCAAATCACAAGAGTACATATATGAAGGGGTAACATTCCTTTCAGATGACAAAGGGCTATCAATAGCTATCAAGAATGCGCAAAATAACGGATTTATCAATGAGCAAAGCCTTGATTTGTCTCATATATATCCTAAGCGTAAAGGTACTATTACAGAAGTCTTTGAAGTGGATCACGACAAACACTTCTATGATTTTACCGATACCTCCATACCTCAAGCCCTTGATTTCAATGCAATGCAAATCAAAGGTGAAAAAATGCTTATCTACTTCGAAAGCGGTATGCTCTCAGGGCGCGAGTTTGAAGTACAGAAATACGACCACAATCAAAAAAGGTTTCAACTCGTACCAAAAGAAGAAGATGGCGTAACAATGCCTAATGACATATTCAAACCTGCCATTGGTGATGAATATTCCGTCTATAATATGCAAATGCCTAATGCTTATATTTGTGATGATAACACAAAAACGGGTGCAAGTTGGGAGATGATGAAGGAAGCGTGCAAATACTTGTATGAAAATAGAACAGACATGTTCACTTTCACTGGTGATTTAGACGGGATATGGGCTAAAAAGAACTGGGTAAATGTAGGAGGGCGTCTCAAAATGGGGGCTTATATCAATTTTTCAGATACCGAGTTTCAACGTACCCCCGTAGCTATTCGTATTGTAGGTTTAAAAGAATATGTAAATAACCCCTATAGCCCACAAATAGAGCTATCCAATAAGGTACAAGGGCATTCTTTTGTTTCTGAAATGCGCAAACTCCAAAACCAAGAAGTATATTTTGGAGAACTCAATAAGCGCACACAATCACTAACCAAAAGAAGCTGGCGTGATGCCCAAGAAACCATCAAACAGATAGAAGCAGCCTTTCCTGAATATACTAAGAGCATCGTCCCTGCTACTGTACAAACCATGATGGCTCTCATAGGTAACAAATCTACTCAATTTGATTTTGTAGTCTCAAAAACAAACCCAGTAAAAACCCCTCACACACTCTATTTCGACAAGAATAGCAAGCAAATCAATGCAGGTAGTGGGTGGCTCAAACACTTTACATTAGGAAGTAGCGATATAACCCCTAATCGTGATGCTAACAGCTATAAGTATTGGAATATTCCTGCTTTCGTATCAGGTAGATTAGACGATAAGGCTAAAACCTACTACCTCTATATCAAAGCATCCAAAACCGCTGAAACGGGCGAGTTTATCCTATCAGAGAATAAAATAGATATAGAGCAAGAAGCAGGCTTTTATCATTTCCTATATGCCACCATCAATTCAGAATATGAAGGTGAGCGAGGTATAGCAAAACTCAATGGATTTACAGAAATCACAGGTGGACAAATCAAAACCGATAAGATAACATCAGGAAATGGAGAGCAGTATATACACCTCTTTGATGACCATATAGAAATCAAAGCCAATCTCAAAATAACAGATGGCAACAAAACCGAGATAAAACAACTTATAAATCCTGATTTGCAGTCATTGGAGAGTAGGCTAAACAATATTCAGGTTGGTGGAAGGAATTTGTTAAAAAATAGTGGTAAAAGAATCACTAATAACAACTATAATATTGCTATATATGAATTAACAGAAAATATTAATGAAGGAGAGGCTGTAACCTTAACTATTAAAGGAAAATTAGGCGTTAGAAAGACAGTTTTTGCAGCTTATAATAGTGGTGATTTTCTTGAGTTATCTCAACTATTTGACAAAGGCAATGGTATTTATCAAAACACATTTAACTGGAAAAAAGTTATTAATGGTAGAACAACTGATAATAAAACAATTTGGATTTATACTTATCATTCATATATTACTACTGAAAGTACGATAGAATGGATAAAACTTGAACGAGGTAACAAAGCTACCGATTGGTCACCCGCTCCTGAAGATGTATGGTATACAATGGTAGATTTAGGCATCATTGATAAAAACGCAATGCTTCTGAATGAAGCTGAAAAAGCCAATATAAAGTATATCAATGGTATGTTTAGTAAAGGCGCTGATTACACTAATGGTACGGAAACAATAAAAAACACCATCACTACTGGAGCTTTAACTGTTGGAAACACATTAGGGGGGAATGCTGGTATCAATGGAGCGGGACTTGATGGCAAATCTATTCGTTTCTTTGCAGGTGCTAACTATAGAGAAAAAGAGAGAGCTCCTTTTAGAGTTCAAGATGACGGGAGTATATATGCCTCAAAGGGACAAATAGGAAACTTTAAAATAGAAAGTGCAAGCGATACCAGCTTAACAGCAAATGGTCTTACTGTTGCTTCAAATGGAATCATAAGGGCTTTTGGAAGTGTTACAAATAGGTCTACACAAGTAATCATAAATGATCCTGATCAATTGCAAGAATTAGTAGGAACAAGACCTGCCACTAGTATATATTCGTCAGGATTTGGAGACACTAATCATACAGCTTTACACTTAACAAGTATAGGAGGGTATTATAATACTGCTCTTGTATTAGAGGCAGAAAATGGGACAAATGGAGCTACTGCTATAGATATCAGAAGTGGAGATATACTTGTAAACGGCAAGAAAGGTTTCTCTGGCATGATAAACATTGGTAATATTAGGATAACTGTAACTAATGGAATTATCACAGGAGCGCAATAAATTAAAACTTTATAAAATGCAAATCATTCAAAAAACAACGCGTATCACCGCACAAGAAGAAGTACAGAATGCTATTGTGATGTACTCTTACGAATTTGAGAAAGACCAACACCCACAAGCAGTGGCTTTTTCTGTACAGAAAAGTACAGAAGGACAAGTAGGATATTCCTATTTGCAAGGAACAGTAACCGAGCATGATTTCAATATGCAAAACAACAATTTCCAACCATCGGATATTGACTTGATAAAGCATATTCATACCACTTGCTCGGCGATCATCAAAGGAGAAAACACTGAAAAACCAAAAGCCAATGATACGAAAAAATAGGTTTCTCGTGCCAAAAGGGTATAGGGCAATCACCCTATATCCTTTCATCTTCGTTCGCAACGATAGTGATAAGTACGATAAAGTGCTTATCAATCACGAACGTATCCATTTGCGACAGCAGGTAGAGACCCTGATACTTCTCTTTGCCATTTGGTATTTCCTTGATTTTCTTTTCAAGTATTTACGCTATCGCAATTGGGATAAGGCTTACCGCAATATCATATTTGAAAGGGAAGCCTACGCTAACCAAAGCAACCTTGACTACCTCAAAGTAAGAGATATGTGGAGGTTCATTGCTTATTTTTAAAAATAATAGTCAATAACAAAAAAATAAATGGAAAAAATATTTGTAATTCTTTGGATACTACTCTGTATCTATATTCTTGTACTACTTATGATATTTGCAGACCTTTGGAGTGGTGTTCGTAAGGCTAAACGTTTGGGTATTGCGCGTAACTCCTACGGCTATAGGCGTACCATTAGCAAAATGGCACAATACTACAATATCCTGATAGCATGTACTATTGTGGATAGTATGTATGGAATGCTTTCTTGGTTTTTAGAAACCTATTATCAATATTCGATTTGGTTATTCCCATTTTGTACATTCTTTATAGCCGTAGTCTTATGTCTTATCGAAATCAAATCGATACGTGAGAAAGCTGAAGACAAAGTTCGATTAGACCGTGCAGGACAAGCCATTCAACAGGTATTTATCAATCGTGATAACTTAGAGGAAGTAGCTAAGACTATTTCTAATTATATGAAAGAAAGTGATAATTCTAAAACAGAAGACCATGAACCAAACACAGCTTAATTTTATCAAAACCTACAAGCCCTACGCATTGGAAACAGAGCGTAAGACGGGCATTTCTCATCTTTTTATTTTAGCACAAGCAGGGCTTGAGAGTGCATGGGGGAAAAGTCCTATAGGGAATAATTTTTTTGGTATAAAAGTGCCTAAGATCCTTGTTGGTAGCACTCCCAAGGAGAAAAAACAACTCCTAAGAACAATAGAGGTACTCACTACTCCCAACGAAAAGAGCAAATTCCCAGAAGTGATTAGTATCACCAAGCGTACAGACGGCAAATACTTGTATATCGTACGAGATTGGTTTATGAAGTATGCCAACCCTGAAGAATGTTTTACAGACCATGCTAATTTTTTCTTTAGAAACAAACGATACGCCAAAGCGTTGGAGGTCAAAGCCAACCCTTACAAGTTTGCCGAGGAAGTAGCAAAGGCAGGTTATGCCACTGCTCCAAATTATGCAAATAGCCTCAAAGAACTCATTAAAGAAATTGAAAAAGTAAAATAGTTATGTATGAGAAAGATTATGTATTTACTATTAGCTCTCATGGTGCTTTTCGGTTGCGGGAGCAAGAAATCAAACAAAACCGAGCTGAAAGAAGAGCAAAAGAGCGAAAGAAAGGAGGTAAAAGACAACTCCACACACGTAGAAAAGTCCCAAAAGGTAAGCGCTTTTGAGCTTCAGCAGTCCCAATCCTATGAAATCACCCTTGAAAGTGATAAGGACAGCGTAGGTAACGCCAAGGAAGTGGTTTATTATCGTATCAGGGACGGCGACAAGGAGACTATAAGAGTACGAAACGGAAAGGTTACTCTTAAAACGATAGATAACCTTTCTAAGAGCTTGCAACAAGCTGATACTACTCTTTATATAGACAATAAGATAAGCCAAAAATCCGAGATACAAAGCCAATATACTCAACATAGTAAGCATGTAGATAAAGATATTAAGACAATACCTATATCACTTATTATAACTGCATTGTTACTTGGTGTATTTGCACTTCTATTATGGAGATTTAAGTTGTTTCGGTAAATAATTAAGCCCTCGTAGTGAGGGCTTTTTTTATTGCAATTCTTCTATCTGCCTTAGTTTATCAATGTAGTAATTCTTTAGGTTGTTAAGGTCATCATCTGTGAATTTGTTGCGCCCCAATTGTAACCTTTTATGGGTAGTAGTAGATAAGGCCTTACCTATAGCAGCAGCAACCTGCCTATCTGATAACTCTAATAGTTCAATGATATAGAGTACTTTTTCTTGTGTTGTCATAATCCTTGCATTTGTGTTAGCTCCCAATCAAGATATTTCTTGTACCACTGCCACGCTTCTTCAATGAATTGTTCAACAGAGATAATAGGGGCATATATACCCCCCGTGCTCATTACGTTATTCTGAATGACCACAAACCTAAATTGTTCAAGTTCATCATATACGAATAGTTGCTGTGGCATGGCTCTATATGTGTCATTGAGACTTACAATCTCGCTATTTTCTTCAATAACCATTATCAGGCTCATATAGCGAGGAGAGTAGATATAGGTAAGGTCTATATTTGGCACAATAGGGTTTTCTGCTAATAAGAACTTAGGTATAACCACATCTGCTACCTCAATTTTTTGATTAAAAACATCGTCTATATTCATATTTTTTTATTTTTAAAGCCCTCAATTAAGAGGGCTTGTTGTTAGTTTTCTGCTATCTTAATTAAGTAGAAGTCGATATCACCACCCTGCCCATCATTAAGCCCTACCAGCTCTACTCTGTAAGTATCTTGCCAATCGCCATTAGCAATATAGATTAATTCACTCTTTACAATCTCATATTCACTTACTTCTACATCTTCACCATATACATCTTGTGCTTCTTCTATACTATCTATAATATTGTAATGATTGAAATTCTTCTTGATAAAATCAATTATCAAATCATTAGAGAATGTCTCTGCAGTAATGTTATTATCATTTACCCAGTTCTGTAAGCCGAAAGTCTTGTCTTTTACTGTCATTTCGTTAAAAAATTTAATTGTTATACTTTTTTCTTTTTGACACTGCAAAGATACAAATTATTTTTTATTGCGCAATATTTTTTATTACTTTTTTATTTTGACATGTAGTTAAACTTTTCTTAATAAGAAAAACAAAAAAAATACAAAGAAAAAACAAATTATATACAAACTCATATACATCTTATTCTCAAGTCCTTGCGTACCTTTGCGGTAAAACAAATATTGTACATCTTATGGAAAAAATCCTACAAGCCCTCAAAACCAAGTATGCGCACTTGGGGTTAGAGGAAAACATCTTAAAAGCAATCGCTACTCGCTTAGCGGCTGCGGTTAAAGACGATACGGAAATTGAAGACGCCGTAAAAGGAGTTGAGGAAGAAGTCAAGCTATTACAATCAGTAACAGACAAAGGGCGTACCAGCCTTTCCAAAGCTGAGGAAGCTCGCAAGAAATTAGAGAAAGAACTCGAAGAAATGAGGGCTAAATCTAATCAAAATCCTCAAAACCCACCTACTCCACCCACAGAACCTAAACCTGACGAAATGCCAGTGTGGGCAAAGGGTCTTTTGGAAGCTGTCAATAAACAAAATGAGACCATTGCTGCCTTTCAAGCAGAAAAGCAACAACAAACCGCTAAGGAGCGTTTCCTAAACCAACTCAAAACGCAGGGGGTATCCGAGCCGTTCTACAAACATCACTTAGGGCGTACTTTCAAAGACGATACAGAAATGGACGCCTTTGTCAGCGAACTAAAAGCCGATGAACAAGCGTTTTTGCAGACCCAAGCCAATACAGGGCTTTCCTCTCATTCAAGACCTATTATAGGAGGTGGATTGAAAGAAAATGAACCTTCCGCAGAAGTACAAGCATTATTTAAAAAACAATGAAACAGATAACTAAACAAACCGCAGGTAGGCAAATAGTTGTTTTTGACCAAGTATTAGCCACCCTTCCAGCTGGGGTACACATTAACGCTACTGAAGCTAAAAAACGCTTTACAGATGGCGTAGTACCCGCAGGTACGCTCCTTGTTCCTCATACTGACGGGACTTACAAGCCAGTGAATGAAACTTTTTCAGACACTAACATTTCTACAGCCGTAGGACTTACAGCTGAAGACATTGCTATTGACGATTTTCCTATGGTAGCTGTAGTTTTATCGGGTACTGCTCGCACTGAGGCTTTGCCTGATAAAGAAAAAGCAGGTGTAGGATTTA